TTGTTGTCGTTTCCGACTCTCGCAATGCACGACCTCTGTCAGCAATCATCGACCCTCCGACAATCACAAGATCGTCAACCAATCAAACTGTTCTGTCTTTCCCTGTCAACGTCATGATGCCACCACCCGGAAACCTTGACGCGCTTATTGCGCTTCTTGATCTGATGGACACCGTGATGCTTGCAACTGGAGCGACAGACGCATCGCCTACTGTTTACACAGTCGGTAATCAAGAACTACCTGCCTACACGGTGACCGTGCCGTGGGTGGCTTACCCATAAAGGAACACATGGCAACATACAAAGTCATCGCAGACAATGTCTCAGGCAAGAAGCCCGGCGACACAATCACAGACGAGGAACTCATCGGATGCTCCGTTGAGGCTCTCATTCTCGGTGGTCACATCGAGGCAAACAAAACATCCAAACCAACCAAGGAAGCAGAGGCCGAGTAATGGCTATTTATGTAAACAAAGACATCCAAGTGAAAGTCAACACTGTTGACCTCACGACCTATGTCACAAACGTGGAAGTTGTCAACGCTGTTGACGCAGTCGAAATCACAGCCATGTCTGCGTCTTCAACTAACGGTCACACCTTCACCGGTGGCTTGCAGAACAACACAGTCACAATCAACTTCAACCAAGACTTCGCAGCCACCAAAGTGCATGCAACTCTCAAGGGTCTTGTTGGCGTTCCAACCACAGTCGTTGTTCGTCCTACCTCTGCAGCTGCAGCAGCTGGAACAAACCCAGACTTCACTGTGACCTCAGCTCTCATGTCTGAGTACCGACCTGTCATGGGTGCTGTAGGCGACCTTGCCACTGTTGGCGCGATCACCTTCACCGGTGGACTGTACACAGAGACTGCATAATGTTCGAGCTTTTCATCGCCACCGTGCTGGTTGATGGAAGCGAACACGAAGTCGCTCTGTCAGTAGCCAGTCTCCTTGAGTTTGAAAGATTGCACACAGTGTCAATCATCAAAGCCATCGACGACAACCTCTCTATGGAATACCTCGTCACGCTTTCCTACCTCGCTATGAAGCAGGAAGGCCACGTGTCCAACATTGAGAAATACCGAACAGAAGTAAAGGGTGTCTCCTACAGGGTGGAGCGCATCCCTTTTGGCGAGACGGTGTCCACGGAATCATTGCCGGACTAATCCTTCAGGGGATTCCATGGCAAGACCTCCGAGAGATGCCGGTCACGCTTATCTCAACCCTTAGCCAAGCAATCCAAGACAGGCAGAAGTAAACATGGCGCAAGCAAAAGTCATCAACCCAAACAGAGACCTAGCTGCAGCCATCAAAGCCATCAAAAAGGTTGAGCCTGATCTGATTCGCCAGATGCAAAAAGACATGCGACGCGCAGCTGCGCCAACCATCAAGAGCATCAAGGACTATGCCTTGTGGCTTGACCCTGACCTCACGCCGTTCAACAACAGTGGCGACTCAAACATTTTGAAGGGCGAACTCATCAAGGGTCGTGGTGGCAAGACACGGTGGCGCAAGGAAGCAATCCTGCGTGGCATTCGAGTCAAGTTCGGTGGTGGCACACGCAAGTCACGCATGGGTCGCAAGCAGTACGCCATCATGAGCATCTATCAGGCAAACCCTGCAGGGGCTATCTACGACAACGCAGGCTCAGGCCCGTCGGACTCTGCGTTTGTTGAAAACCTTGACAACCAAGACAAGGCACACAAAGACGGTGAGCGCAAAGGCAAAAAGGGCGCATCTCGTTACATGTGGCCCGGTGCAGAATCAGCGATGCCAATGCTCAGAGAGCAAGCACACATGATCCTCAACAATGTGGTGCAAGAGTTCAACCGTAGGAAGGCTTTCTAATGGCAAACATCGTTCTTCCTTTCGTCACCACGTATGACGACAAAGGCGCAAAGAAAGCAGACCTGTCTCTCAAGGGTCTGATGAAAACACAGCTCGGTATGGGCGTGTCTGCAGCTGCCGTCGCGCAACAGATCGGAAAGGCTGTCAAGGCTTTTGCTGAGGATGAGGCACAGCAGAAGCAGTTGTCTCTTGCCGTTCGCAACTCGACAGGCGCGTCAGAGGCACAGGTTGCAGCCATCGAGGAAACCATTAGCAAGATGCAGTTCCAGAAGGCCGTGTCGGACAGTGAACTTCGTCCGTCGTTAGCCTCACTCGTGAGGGCCACCGGCGATGTCACCAAGGCTCAGAGCCTGATGAACCTTGCGCTTGACATCTCTGCCGGTACAGGCAAAGACTTGCAAGCAGTTTCAATTGCACTCGCTAAGGCTCAGGGAGGCAACGTCACAGCCCTCACACGGCTCGGTGTGTCGCTCGATGCAAACGCTGTCAAGACAAAAGACTTTGACGCAATCACGCGTGAGCTTGGCTACACGTTTCAAGGTGCAGCTGATGCTGCAGCAAACTCTGCCGAGGGTGGATTCAAGAAACTTCAGATAGCAACCGACGAGCTGTATGAGACTGTCGGTGGGAAACTTGCCCCGGTCTTAGGTGACTACGCCACTGCAGCCTCCAAGATTGCTGAGGCAACCATCGGTGCTGAAGGCAAGACCGAAGGCTGGTCAAACAAAATCTTTGGACTGGTCACGCGCATCTTGCCAGCGACTCAGCAGATTGGATTCTTGAACGCTGCAGTCAAGGGCTATGCCGACACTGCCGGTGCAGCAGTGACCGAGACTCGCAACCTGTCGCGCCAGTTCCGTGCGTTTGAGGGTCAGATGATGTCGGCCTACGAGAACGGTCTGAAGCCAACGAAGGAAGAACTTGCAGCATTAGCAAGGACTCAGGACACAGCACGAAAGAAAGCCAAGGAGTACGCAGAGACGTTGCGTGATCGAGTTGGCACTGCTTTGCAAACAATCACTGACAAGGTCAAGTCAGCGCAAGATGCTTATGACAACTTCCGTGACTCACAAGCAGAATCAATCACTGGCTTTGTTTCTTTGTCTGAGGCTGTCAAGACTCAGAAGGATGCCGAGGATGAACTGTCAGATGCTCTCAAGACACGCGCACAGGCGTATACAGACCTCGCAAAGATTGACCCTGCAGCACAGGCCGACGATTACGCAAACGCCTTAGAACGCGTCGCACAGGCTGAGTCAGATGTGGCATCGGCAAGCACTAAACGCTCAAAGAGTAACTACCTCACTGTCTTTCAGAAGCAGATTGAGGACGCTAAGAAGTTTGCATCAAACCTTGGTCATCTCATCAACGCAGGACTTGGTCAGGCTGGCTTGGCACAGCTCATCAACCTTGGCCCAGAAGCAGGCGTTGAAGTCACGGATCACATGATTGCCGTGCCTAACGCTGGAGCAGTCACGCAACTCAACCAAGACCTTGCAGGACTAGCTAGTTCGGCAACCAGTTTTGGCAACATCGGTGCAAGTGCTTTCCTTGGTGGCAACCTTGCCAGTGCTCAAGCCACGCAAGGCACAGTCAATCAAATCAGCATTCAAGTCAATGCCGGTCTTGTCTCTAACCCTGCACAGGTAGGCCGTGACATAATCGAGGCAATCAAAAACGCCGAGCGACTATCGGGTCAGGTGTTTGTCAGCGTATGACGCTTCCTGTGATTCAAGTCCTTGTCGGATTCCAGACAACAACTAACTTCGGAACACCGTTCCAGTTAGATGACGCTGTCTATGGCAAGTTGAACACAGGCACTCTCGGTGGTATCCAGTTTGCAGATGTGACCTCATCGGTGCAGTCCATCAACATCAACCGTGGACGCTCACGCCAGTTGCAAGAGTTCAACGCAGGCACAGCAACAGTTTCTTTCTACAACAAGAACAGAGACTTTGACCCCCTGAACACATCTTCGCCGTATTGGAACACCACCGGCAACGTCACAGGCATTGTGCCTCGACTGCCAATCCAAATCTATGCAAACGGATTGCCCATCTACACAGGCCTAGTTACCGACTGGAACGTCGAATACGACCTTGCTTTCAATGACATGGCCTACGCCACATGTGCAGACGACTTCACCGTCTTGGCATCTAACAACCTCAACGCACACACCACCACAGAAGAACTTAGCTCTACACGCGTCAACACAGTGCTCGACTACACAGAAGTGAACTATCAAGGGTCACGCTCCATCGGAACTGGATCATCGACGCTTGGTGGCACAGCTGCATCGGCAGACTTTTCCATTGCTGAAGAGACACCATTGCTCAACTATCTGCAAACAATCACAACCTCCGAGCAGGGCTTTCTTTTCATGTCGTCAAACGGCACACTCACATTCAAAGGTCGCTCATCCGTTCTAAACCCAACGGTCAAAGCAGCCTTTGATGTTGAGGCCAGTGGTATCCCCTATCAAACCTTGACCAACCAGTTCGGTGATGAGCTGCTCTACAACTACATCGTGACCCAATCACCGGCAGGAGCTGCACAGGTCGCCTCTAACGCCGACAGCATCGCCCAATACCAGACACAGACTTACTCAAACACAAACCTTCTCAACTCCACCACAGCAGAGGTCGCTGGCCTTGGCAACTATCTGCTCGGCAGATACAAGCAACCAGTCCTTCGCTTCACAGGTCTATCAACGCAACTCTTGCCACTATCAGACACAAAACAGAACCAATGCCTTGCGCTAGACCTGACAGATGTTTGCACAGTCAAGAAATACTTCGTTGCTGGAACACCAACATCAGACACTCAGACGCTCATCGTGTCTGGCATCTCACACAACATCACACCGGGATCACACATCGTGACGTACACCTTTGAGTCAGCCGACTCGAACGCGTATCTCACCCTCAATGACCCCATTTTCGGTACTCTAAACGAGAACCTTCTCAGTTTCTAAAGGAGACAACCATGGCAGATCAGACATTCACATCAGGGCAGGTGCTAACTGCAGCTCAGATGACGACCCTTCAGCAAGACATCGGCTTGACTTGGATTGCAACAACGACCTACACAGGCTCAACTGCTGCATCGGTAACAGCATCATTGCTCAACTGTTTCTCGTCAAGCTTCTCAAACTACAAAGTCATCATCAGCCACTACGGAAGTGCCTCAACAACCTTTGCCTTCCAAATGGTTAGTGGTGCAGGCGTAGATGCAGGCGCAAACTATTTTGGCTATGGCCTTGCCTACAACGCTGGCGTGACCGACATCGGAGGAGCAGCGACAGTTTCTCAGCGTTGTGGTGGACACTCATCTACTTCAACCATTCTTTGCGAGACCGTAATTGACATTGCAAACCCGAACGTCGCTGCAAGAACGCAAGCAAACATTCACGCTTTCGACGCAAACGGCCCAGCTGTCCTTCTGCTTGGTACACAGGTAGCAACATCCACTCAGTACACCGGCATCCAGATCATCCCAGCATCGGGCAGTATTACAGGCACAATGCGTGTTTATGGGTATCGCAACTCGTGAAGCGTCTAGCCCTGATTAGTTTGTTTGCAGTGTCGCTTGCCAGTTGTGGAGACCGTACACGTGTGAACTGTGAACGCGTCAAAAACAAAGCACCCGGTGTCGTGACCACAATCCAAGTTGGTG